CGCTAGGAGAATTAAATGCGTCCAGAACCATTAGATGAAACACAGATCGAAGGTATTGTCTCCAAAGCAATCCAAGATGCGGTGGACTTTATCGAAGCAGAAATTGCTCCGCAGCGGATCAAAGCCCAGCGCTATTTTGATATGGAAACTGATCTAGACCATGAAGAAGGTCGGTCATCGGTTGTGGCAACAAAGTGCCGTGAGGTTGTTCGTGGCATAAAGCCATCGCTGCAACGTGTATTCCTAGCTAACGATAAGCCAGTAGAATTTGTACCCCGTGGGCCAGAAGATGTCATGGCGGCAGAACAGGCGACACAGTTCATCAGCTACAAGTTCCAGCAGCATGACGGATACAAGCTAATTAATGATGTATTCCAAGATGCACTGGTCAAAAAAGTCGGGATTGCGCACGTTTACTATGACGAAAGTATGCGTTCTGAAATCCATACTTTCACAGGTTTAGATGACGATGAGTTTACATTTCTGGTAAACGAAGACGATGTAAATGTTTTAGAGCATGAGGTAAAGGTTTCTATTTCCGTAGATGAAATGGGTACAGAAGTTGAGTTGCCTGTACATGACGTAAAGATTTCGCGGGAAATCCCAGACGGTGATTTGTGCATTGAGAGCATTCCGCCAGAAGACTTTTTCGTGGATCGTAACGCCCGCAGCATCGATCAGTTCTATGTGTGCGGTCATAGCACAGAAATGCGCGTAGCTGACCTACTAGCAATGGGATTTAAGCCTGAAGACTTAGACGGTTTAGACAGCACAGAATACTCTGTCATGGATGACGAAGCAGAGTTTGAGCGCCGTGGGTATACTGTTGACGAAGGTGAAGACGAAAACGCGTCATACGCCTCTAAGAAAATCACAGTGACTGAAGCCTACATGGAGTTGGACATTGAGGGTACTGGCATCCCGCGCCTGTATCAGTTCATCTGCGCAGGTGCTAACTACACCCTGTTAAACTTCTATGAAGCAGATACAGCGCCATACGCGATCTTTGAGGTGGACAGTGAGCCACACGCATTCTTTGGCACATCACTTGTCGATCTAGTTATCAACGATCAGGACGCGGCTACATCGATGCTACGGGGCATCCTAGATAACGCGGCACTTGTGAATAACCCAGCGATGCAGATTGTGGAAGGTCAGGTTGCGGTAGATGACTTGCTATCAAATGAGATCGGGCGGGTTATCAGAGTTAAGAACATGGGCGCAATCGGTGAAATGGCTATCCCGTTCACTGCGGCACAAACGCTGCCCGCGCTACAATACTTTGACCAGCTAGTAGATAACAAAACTGGCGTATCGAAGATGGCGCAGGGGCTAGACCCAGAGGTGCTGAAAAGCGCGACAGCTACATCCGTGGCGGCTTCTATGGAAGGTCAGGCGGGTCAGGCAGAGGTCATTGCACGTAACTTGGCGGAGGGCGGTATGCGCCGACTGTTCAAACTTATGTTAGAACTTTACGTCAAGAACACTGACAAAGACGAAGTGATGCGCATGAACGGTCAGTTTGTCCCAGTAGACCCACGGGCATGGTCTACAGAGATGGACTTGATGGTCAATGTGGGGATCGGCACAGGGCGCGAACAGGAGCGCTTAGCAGTGCTGCAAATGGCGTTTGGCATACAGCAGCAGCTTTATCAGCAATACGGGCCTCAGAACGGCCTTGTGACGCTTACACAGATACGCAACACAATGGCAGATATCATGGCGCTGGGCGGTGTGCGCAACGTGGATCGTCACTTCATGCCAATGACACCAGAAATGGAACAGCAGATGTTGATGCAGCAACAGCAGCAACAACAGATGATGGCACAACAGCAAGCGCAACAACCAGACCCGAATGCGGCATTTATGCAAGCTGAACAAATGAAAGCCCAGACCCGTGCGCAAGTAGACATGGCGAAAGCACAGATGGATCAACAGTACAAAATGCACAAGTTGGGCATGGAAGACGATCTACAGCGTGACGAAATGGTGCAAGACCTAGCGGTCAAGGTAGCTGAGATACTGGGTAAATACGGCACAGCGGTAGACGTACAGCAGGTCAAAGAAGAACAGGCAGCGGTACGTGAACACAACGCGCAGATGATGGGAATGCAAGGTGGATATTGAGCAAAGGGCTAAACGCTCAAAGTCACTTTTAGAGAATGAATGGTTCGTAGAAACCATAAAAGATTTGCGGGACACCCAAATGAGGACTTTCGCAGATAGCAGCGCCCAAGAGGTGGAAAAACGTGAGGATGCTCACGCCATCTTACGGGCATTAACAGCAATAGAGAGATCACTACAGGCAGATGTAGATGCCGTAGCTCTCATAAAACGGAAGGGAAAGCACCGTGGAAACGACTAACCCAATCAATGGCAATGACCTAGAGGCGGTTGCCGATAATTTGATCATGGATACGCCTAGTAATTCTGAAGCACCTGCGGAAGAAACATTAGAGGCAACTGAGGACACTCAGCCCGATAATGATGATTATGTAGATGACGATCAGGATGTCGTCGAAGCATCATCCGACGATGATTATGATGATGTTGAGGATGTTGAGGTTGAAGTAGACGAAGCTCCACAAGAGCCTGAATTGTACACTGTCAAGGTTGATGGTGAGGAACGTCAGGTATCCTTAGAGGAGTTAACCCGTGGATACTCAGGGCAAAAGTACATCCAAAAGGGCATGAGTGAAGTAGCTGAACAACGTAAACAATACGAACAGCTAACTAGCGAAACGGCTCAGGAACGTCAGATGCTACAGCAAATGATGCAGCGTATGCAGCAGGGCAACATTCCTGTTATTCCAGAATACCCAGCAGAGGAACTCAAAGAAAGTGACCCTTTCAGGTTTCAGATGGAAGCAGAAGAATATCGCCGTGCAGTCGAACAGCGTCAGCGATGGGAACAGCAGGTTCAATACGTTCAACAACGCGAACAGCAAGAGAATAATCGCTTGCAAGAGGAATTTCTAACCCAACAGGCTATGCGCCTAGCGGAGTGGATGCCTGATTTCGCGGACGTAGAAAAACGATCTGCTATTATTCAGGACATGACAACCAAAGCAAAAAGGCATTACCAGTTAACTGATGAACAGATCAGCACTGTTAAAACAGCAGAGGAAGTTTTGATCCTTAATGACGCACTGAAGTGGCGGGAGCTACAAGCGGGCAAAACCAAAGCCAAGCAAAAGGTAGAGGGTGCGCGTCCAGTAGTAAAATCCGCAGCGAAGCGTTCGGCACAAGCAGGCAAAGTATCACGCGCTAAAAAGGCAGAGGCGGCAATGCGGGAAAAAGGTGACATCGATAGTGTCGCTAATTTCCTACTATCTTAATCTTTTGTCTAAAGGAAAACGACAATGGCTGTGACAGCAAATACAAACGAAACATATGATGTTTCAACAATTCGTGAAGACCTAGCAGATGCAATGGCTTCTATCTCACCAACTGAGACAATCTTCATGTCTACAATTGGTACACGCAACGTGGACAACACATACTTCGAATGGTCTGAAGTCGATCTAGCAGCGGCTGCGACTAACACCCAAATCGAAGGTGACGCGGGCCTATCTAACAATGCGCCAACAAACGCGGTTCGCAAAGGAAATTATACCGCCATCAGTGCAAAAGTTGTTGAGGTGTCCGATACGAACCAAAACGTCAATGGTGTTGCAAACGCTCAAACAGTTGCCAAGCAGGTTGCTTATAAATTGTCTGAGCTAAAGCGTGACATGGAAAAAATGGCATTGGACAACGTAGCTGGCGGTGCGGGTGCTTCTGGTACTGCACGTACAACTGCAGGTCTACCAGCGTTCTTGACTACTAACGTAGAGCGCGGAACAGGTGGTGCCAACGGTACTACATCTGGTTCAGGTTCTGCGGGTTATCCAAACGCAGCAGCGACAGACGGTACAACCCGTGCAATCACTGAAACCCTATTGAAGTCTGTAATTGCTTCATGCTGGGATGAAGGTGCTGACCCATCTGTTGTTCTTTGTGGTTCTTCACAAAAGCAAACAATCTCTGGCTTCACTGGTAATGCGACTAAGTACCAAGAAGTAGACGGAAAGCGTTTGACAGCAGCGGTAGATATCTATGTATCAGATTTTGGTACACTTCAGATTGTACCAGCCCGCCACATTCGCGCTAGAGATGTATTCGTACTAGACCCAAGCTACGCAAAAATCGCGTACTTGCAGACAGCACGTCAGAAGCCTCTTGCCCGCACTGGTTTGTCAGAGCGCCGCTTGATCTCAGCAGAATGGGGTCTAGAGGTAACATCAGAAAAAGCACACGGTGTGATTGCTGACTGTTCATAATACTGGTTGGGGGGAGCAATCCCCCCTTCTTTACATGGGAGTTTGAAATGAAGTTAAAGATTATTACAGATCGTGGCCCGTTCGTTGATGGTCGCAAGGCCGCAATGGACGACATCGTTGAAGTTCCTGATGATGCGGGAGAAGCAATGCTTGCAAACGGATTTGCCCAGCGCATCGATGATCCAAAACCGAAACGCGCCCGTACTGCTAAAGGCAAGTTAAAAGCTGATGACCCTTCTACACCAGATGTAAACGAAGCGTGGGAAGGTGGGAAGGCACCTAAGAAGCGGGGAAGGCCAAAGAAGAATGGATAACTACCTGAACACTACTTACCACACAGAAGACGACAAGCTGATTGTGAAGCGTTCACAAGACATCCAAGACATCTTGGACTTCAATAAGGAGCGCAACATCGACGGTCACAATGTGCGCAGCGACATGCGTTTGGCTGGATCAGTACCCTTTGTGGTTATCGAAATGTGGATGAAGGAAAGCGGCCTGAAACTGGGGTCGCCAGAGTTCGCAGAATATGTTAAAAAGAAGTTAATGTCTGGTGACTTTGGTAAACTAATTGCTAACGGATTTTAACATGACCACACCCGTGAAGGTTAATTTGCAAGCCATGTCTTTTGGCTTCGCAATTATTGTTCAAACGATACTCTTGGTGGGCTACATCACTGGCATTGCGTCAGATGTAGAAACAGCGGTGCGGGACATTGACCGCAACATGCAGCGGATCGATACGCTAGAGCAATCGGTTCATGCGCAAGAGGTTCTATTAGCAAGAATTGCGGGTGATATGTCAGCAATTCGTGAAAGCGTTCAAAGAATAGACGAACGCGGTAGCAAAAAATAATGCCCGATCCCATAACCATAGGCGCAGCATTATCAGCAGCGAATGTGGCTTTTAATGGGCTGAAATCCATGATCGCAACAGGGCGTGAAATACAAGATTGCGCAGGTCAACTTTCCAAGTGGGCTTCTGCAATGTCGGACATTACTTACCTTGAAAGCAAAGCTAAAGAAAAACCGTCGCTATGGAAAACCATGCGTGGGTCTGTTGAAGCAGAGGCGTTAGAGGCTTTTACCGCAAAGAAACAGGCAGATCATCTCAGGTCAGAATTGAAGTCGTATATTTCAGCTTATTGGGGGCCATCGCACTGGGAAGAATTAGTGCGATTAGAGGGCCAAATAAGGAAAGAGCGCAAAGAACAGTTATACCGCAAACAAGAAGCGATAGATGCTATTCTAAGCTGGGTCATTGGGTCAGTCTTTGCGATTGTTGGTGCTGTTATCGTCGGCGGTGCGATTTGGTTAATTGGTTCAGCGCAGGGGCGGTGGTGATGTTGTATATACTTGTGTTTATACAGTACATTCCGTCAGCTTCATTGAAGTATTATCAAATAGGCCCGTCATACAGTACATACGAAGAATGCGAACAGGAACGCAGAAAGGCAAAAGAGGGTTTGGTGGTACACAACAGCCAGACTGTGGTTTGTCTTGAGGTTAGTGGAACGTAAGCGCAATCAATGGGTAGTTTTGACAGATGACAATGTGATCGTTATCATCACGACACATAAGCGCATAGCCGAAAGGTACGTTCATGGAAAAACAAAACTACGATCTAAACCAAAACGGAAAAATTGATCCTGACGAACGGGAAATCATGTTGGAAGATCGTCGCCGCGCAATGGAAGATGCAGACGCTAAAAGGGACGCACAGAGGCGCATGACTTGGTTTGCGCTGTCTGGCATGGTTTTATACCCTTTGGCCATTCTGGGGGCTTCTATAGCGGGTTTAAGCACCGCTGCGGGTCTAATTGCAGACATAGCGAACATATATGTCGTGTCGGTTAGCGCTTTGGTGGGTGCTTATTTTGGATTTAGCAATATGGGGGCCAAGAAATGATACAGGCACTTATTGGGCCGCTGACTGAACTGGCGGGTGGCTGGTTGAAGGGTAAGGCAGATAAGCAAGCTGCCGAAGCCAAGCTGAAACTGACAGAAGCAGAAGCCAAAGCTAAGATCATGCTGTCAAAGGAAACGTCCGTTGCTGATTGGGAACGGATCATGGCGCAGGGTACACAGGCAAGCTGGAAAGACGAATATCTGGTTTTGCTTTTTTCGGTGCCTTTAATACTCTGCTTCACAGGTGAATGGGGCCGCACAGCCGTTGCAGAGGGGTTTGCAGCGCTGGAAACGATGCCAGAGTGGTATCAGTACACTTTGGGTGTGATTGTAGCTAGTAGCTTCGCTGTGCGTTCTGCAACAAAATTCTTTGGGAGAAAGTAATGCCATTTAGTTTATCAACACGCAGCCTTGGTCGTTTAGAGGGCGTACACCCCGACATGGCCGAAACAGTAAAACGCGCTATCAAGCTGACTTCAATCGACTTCGGCGTGACGTGTGGTTTAAGAACCGTTAAAGAGCAAGAGCGTTTGGTCGCATCTGGTCGTAGCCAAACCATGAACAGTAAGCACATTCCGCAGGCTGATGGCATGTCTCACGCTGTTGATTTGGTTGCATATGATGGCCCATCGCCTGTTTGGGAATTGAACATGTACGATGACATCTGTGATGCTATGGCGGCAGCAGCCCGTGAAGTCGGATGCAACATCAAATGGGGCGCTGCATGGTCAGAGGGTTCGATCACTGATTATGCTGGATCGGCAGAAGATGCTATGAACGCCTATGTTGACCTGCGACGTTCACAATCACGCAGACCATTTATAGATGCCCCGCACTTTGAACTTATCGTTTAATATAAGAAAAGCCCCCAAACCGAAGTTTGAGGGCCACTTACCTAAACAGCGATTGATGACCAAACCAATCGATGTATGTCTTACAATTGCATTTTTCTAACTAGAGCGCAAGACAGGTTTTATTGATCTGGATAGCGTGTTGGTGCGTATACAATACATATCAACATCGCTATCTGAGCGGAAATACTTGTACATATCTTCATTGTCGCGGATTGCTATTTGACAAGCCTCATAGTCTGGCAAAATCAAATACGTCTTAATGTCAATCCCACGCAGCGCATATTCTATGTACAGTAACGTGAAAAATTCCATATTAGTTCACCTTTAGCTTTGGTGCATGGTATTGTTTTTTGAAGCCAAAAGCTGGATGTCCAGCCCAATAACCGTCAACCCATGTCCACCACATATTCCGATCTTCTGCGTTTAATGCGTGTGGTCTTTGCTGAGATTTAGGGTGGTGTTCCTTTGCGCGCTTCCAGTGGCCTCTATTCCAGTGTAATGGCATTTTGTGGTAGCCTTCATCGTAAGGTACTTTTGCTTTTTTTGCGTCGTCAATGTTCCAAGTTACACGGTGCCAAGCGTCCATTGCCATTCCCATACCGCGATGTGCTGATTTTCTTTGTTGTCGTGTACCTGCTGGTTCATACTTTACGAAATTTGTGTTTTTTATCGCAGCAATGGTAGTTAAAACGTGTGGGATCATATTTTTTTCCCACGTTAAATTTGCCTGCGCCTCTTCTTCTGGAATACCGATTTTGCCCGATGGATACCATATGTTAGCCCCACCAATTCTTACTTGACCCATATCAGACATTTTACCATCTTTGTGGACGTAATGAAATTCGTACATGTTTGGTTCAGTTTGCGTGATCCAAAACGACAGCATATTATCAGGTATGCTTTGCGTAACAAACGTCACAAACATTTTGTCAGCTAAAGGTCTGTATTCTTCGTCTAAAATTTGATCAGAATGTTTAAGAAGTTTGTCGTCTACAAAATCGCGTGTGACGTTATAAACTTCTGGGGGTATTTCAAAGCAATGCGTATCTTGCATTAAATCGTGCAAAATAAGTTGGTTTAATTGACCCTGTGTCATTTTGGGGCATGGAATGTGTGGGTTTGGGTCATTTGTTTGGTCAAACAATGCTTCAGAGTTTATGTGCAAGTTTTCACGCAAATAATTTACTGTTTTTTCGTATCTTTGTATAACAGACATCTTGTCCTCACTTTTGTTTTTGTTATCTTGTCGCGGTGGGCGGTTGATACCATCGTTTTTGTTGGTCATCCCCAGCTTATCCCGACACTAAGCAGCCGCCCACACGATCACTTGTTTTTAGCTTGTGGTAAGTCCCACCTAGAAATATCTGCCATCACTTGGTTTTCTGTTGTGTCCAGATAATAGGCTATGTTTTTTATCGTGACGTTATCCTTCAGCATACGGTTGATCATCTTTGCCCTTACTGGGGCGCGTCTGGGCCAGCGGTAAAGTGATCTGTCGTTGATTTTTTTTGGTGGCTTTGGTTCGCGCATCGGCTTTGGCTTTTCCTCTTGTTCCTTGATTTTCATCTTGCCCGATCTCCACCCCTCTTGTTCACGCTTCATTTCCATGAACATTCCTAATTCTTGTTCTGTCGGTGGACGTTCTAATACCCGCGTCAAAGTATCAAAATAGTTTACCATTGTTCCCTCTTATACTGGTGCGCCTGTTACGTCTTGGCGTTCTTCTTTCAATTTATCTAATACGTGCTTCATGCGTGAGTGTATCGCGTCAATGTGCGTTAAAGCTGCGGTGGGGTTTGCCCGTGCTGCGATGCAGTCTTTGATCGTGTGTTCAATGTATTTGGCTAATTGATTATCGGTCATTTCTTTTTCTCTGCCCTTGTCTCTTAACTTTCCAGTGTATGCCTGATCTGATTACCTGATTGTTTAAAGCTGAAAGTCCCATGCCCATTATTTTTGCTGCCTCTGATTGAGTGTATCCAGATTGATTGAGACTTTCTAATGCTTCTATTTTTTCGCGTTGATGTCTTCGTAACATTTGATGCCACGTTTCCATTACCACCATCCTTTCACTGTTCCTGTTGTCCAAACTATGACCGCCCCTGTAAAGGCGATCCCAATAATTACATCTTCCCATGTCCACTTACCATACTTCAATAGCCCGCCCCCCATGCTGCATCGTTGATGTCTTCGTCATACTGACCCGACATGATTTGATTAAACACTGCCTCTGACAGCTTGTAATCTTCTTTGCCCTCTACGCGCCCACGCGCATTTTGCAGGTAAACATCGGTTGGCTCAAAGTAACCTTCGTCCATGTCCAATACGCCCTCAAAGACTAGTGGCAAGTGTGAACCCTTGACGTACAGGTTCATGTTAAAGTGATGTGGTAAACGTCCGCGCATATCGCTCTCCTGTTTTTGTTGTGGGGGGGGCCAAAGCCCCCTGTTAATTACGCTTTTTCTACATCGTAGACGTATAATGTTTGATTTGAGCGTGGCACACGTTTGGGATCGTTTGTGTGAATTGCGATTTGTGTCTGAATAAAAACACGATCTTCCATGTTAAAGCCCGCAGGGTTGATCAGTTCTTCATTGGTGACAACATAACGTGTTTCAACCTTCATAAGTTCTTGACCCATAGTTTTTTTTAACTCAGTCAATTCACCTTCTAAACGAACAGGTTCAGTATCCAATGTCTTAAAGCGTTCAATGTCATCTTTTGAAAGATTTGGTAGGTCATCCATCATATGCTTCCATGTTTCCCAATCAGCGTGTGCCCGTTCGATGCGGCCCTCTGGATAAGATGCAAAGATTGCTTCGATTTCATTAATGCGTTTCTCAATGTGCTTCTTACATACGTTCATAGCTTGTTCCTTTCTCTCTGCTATAACTATTATATAGTCGCATACGTGAGACATTGCAATAGCTATAAGATACTAAATTTGATTTTTTCTTACTTTTTAAAATGGGGGTTCGTCGTCGGGATTTTCTGGCATCCAGACCATGTCGTAATCAAACATGGCCTGAATGAACTCACGCAGGTTAGACCCCCACATCACGCTAGTGAACTGACCAATTGCATGATCTCATATTCTTCGATCTGCTGGAGCTTGGCATACACCTCATCCCAATCGTCGCAGTTACAGCCATCGATCACACCCATTGCAGTGTAGTCTTCTTCGGCGCAGATGCAGTAGTTCCAGCCGTAGACGTTGTAAGTCACGTCAATGGTCATGCCTAGCTGCTTGGCTAGTTTGTGGCACTTGATGCGTGTTTCGTTGTTCTGCACGGTGCGCACAGGCTTGCGGGCTTCGTCAGGGATCACGATGCCATCGGTCACAAGTTCGAACACCTGTTTAACGCGGGCGCGGCGTTTGACGCGGCTGTCTTTGAATGACACCAAGTCTTTGGTTTTACCGCAGACGAAGTTGTTGTCGCGCACTAGCTGGAAGTGATTTCCAGCAACGATCAGGTGTGTGACGCAAGGTGATCTGTCGTCGCTTTCGATAAAGCGGATGAGTGTTGGGTTGTCTGACAGGTCAAAGGTTTTGTTGGTGATGTGAATGCCGCACATCTTCAACGCTTGCAAAAGGTGACGGGTAGCAACGCCAGTGATAGAACGCTTGCCTGATACGTGACGCAATAGGCGGGCAGCTTCGGCAGTAGTCATGCCAGTTAGTGAACTGATGACTGCTGGGCCGCAGTAGCGGTTGCGGTGTGCTTTGGCTGTGCCGTTGTTAACTGGATTTGGAATTACGTTTTTCATAAAAAGCCCCTTTCTCTGTAGCTTATACAATTATAATAGTATCATGTGTGATACAATGCAAGGGGGTATTTGCAAAAAAGTTAAGTAAAGGTAATAACTGACAGCAGTTCCTACACAGAGGATCGGGCATGTATAAGATAGAACTAGAAATAACAGGACAGCCAATAGGCAAGGGTAGACCGCGCTTTACAAAGGCGGGCCATACCTACACCCCACAGAAAACAAAAGAGTATGAGCGGCGTATTCACGCGGCTGCGTGGGCAGCTATGGCAAAGCACGGCATCGATCAGACCGATAGGCCAGTAGCCTTGGACATTATCGCGTTCATGGATATTCCAAAGTCATGGTCAAAGAAAAAACGGTTGGAAGCTGAGTACGGGGCCATCAGTCCTATGAGTACCCCAGATTGTGATAACATCGCAAAAATCGTCGCAGACGGGCTAAACAACACGATCTATGCGGATGACCGACAGGTCACTAGTTTGCGGGTCAAGAAAACTTATTGCCACCCAGACCGTGGGCCTGTGCTTTACGTGTCAGTGTCGTGGACTGATCCCGACGAATAAGACCAATCAGGGCCGTATTTTTCACGCCACTTCAGCGGTTGCTGGTGAATAGCGATTTTGCTTTTGTCAGTACCCCACAAGCCTTGGTGGTGATCTTCGCATAGAGGGATTGCAAGTCTGTCGTTAGATCGTCTAAATCCCGCTCTATCATGGATAACGTGATGCGCAGTGGTCGGGGATCGTTGGATTTCTCCAAACTTTCGGCAGACGCAGCACGGCTGTTCTCTGATTTTTTTGAGGTATGCTTCATCTTTTTTATCCTTTGGCGGCTTTAACCCAAGGGGCGGCTTGTTCAAGAGATTTGACATTGTGAAGTTCTCTAGCTGTGTTAGCATCTGTAATGGTTATGAACTTATTGACAGGGTAATGGAAAACTATCTCTCTGTCATGCGCTGGGTTTTTTCTGTTTTTGCTGAATGGACTTACGCGGATGTCCCGATACTGTGCTATGTCTTCGATGTCTGCATAAGCCAATCGATCATTCCAATTCACTGCAAAGTAACATTTGATCTGTGTGATCGGATAAAACGTCTGCCATTGCTGGATTTTGGTGTAGCTGATCATTGCAGTTTCATATTCTTCATGGCTGCAATTCAAACGTCTAATTTCGTACATTTGAAATGGAGCATCATACCAAACCCCTATTTTTTCATGCCGTTTGTGCATGAACCCGTCAAAGCTGGCTTTTTTTTCTATTGATCTTGTGAAATTCCATTCTGGTTTCGTCATAGAAATGCAGGCAAGCACAGCCAATTCGTGAGCTTCGTTTTTTTCATCTGTATATAGTGGTGCCTTATTGGGAGAGTGGGTCATAACCAATCCCTTCTGCTAACGTAGACATCGCCATATCAAAGTAGTCGTTAAACTCTTTTTGGCTCATGTCATCAAAGCTAATACTGTCCACAGTGCGCATATGCTGCCCCGTGAAACTGTTGTAGCGCATCCGCACGTATCCACATGCCCATTTCAATTCATCGTGCAGGTGATCCTTTGTGGGCCACTTACCTGTCGCCTTGACTACCTTTTGCAATACCGCCCAGTACATATTGTGGTGCGGGTTAGATCGCTTTTGTGTACTGGTCATGTTAAAGACTGTGTTGATTGCGGTGTCTTCTAACTGATTTGCATCGTGTTCGGTGAGGGGAACCAGCGCCCCCTCTACCTTTAACACCTGTATCTTAGAACGGGATTTCATCGTCCATCTCTGCCATTGCTGGCTGCATTTGTGGTGATGGTGCCGAATGTTCTGTGTGCTGCACCTGTTCCCGTGGCTTGGGATCGCCAGCAAACTCTACTTGGTTGGCGCGGATGTTGTAGAATGTTCTGCCATCCTTATCCACGATATCCAAGCTGCCTGATGCAACTACCTTTTTACCTTTGGTTAGGTAGGGTGCTAATTTTGTGTTATAATAGTTCACTTGGAACCAGTCTGTGCCTGCATCGCGGCTATAGCCTTTGTTAACCGCGACAGAAAAGGTTGCAAACTCCCCGCCCTTGTTCTCACGAACTTCACAGTCTCTACCGATAGTCCCGACAATTGTGATAGCTTTCATAATCCTAACTCCAGTTTTCTAGCATCAATCATTTCTTCGACGTACTGCGCGACATCACTGTTCTCCAGCCACTTGTCACGCCATCTACGCCATTGCTCTATACTTTCATCCATTGCGATTTGATTGTCACAATATTTGAAACCTTTGCGCCACTTCTCCACAGCGGCACGTAGCTCTGGTGATAATTCTTGTAACGCCTGCGTCAGATTAAATTCATCTGCTTCGTCTTGGCTGTATACATCGCCATGCAAACCTACCAACTTCAGTATAACGCGATCCTTGGCCCGCTTCTCTGCCATAGCAAAGGGGTAACTGTTTTTATTGTTGTAGGGTGCAGCTTCTCCAATAGACCACTCTGTGGCCCCTTCCATGTGGCCTGTGACGCACAGAACTGCATACTTCTTTTCAGTAGAGCATTCGATGATCTGTGGTGCATCAAACACAATGTTCTTCGCGGCTGCAATCTTTTCTAATGCCTTGTGCAATACAACAGGTGTTCCGTGGCAATCCCAAGTCGCTTGGCGTTCTGTCAAACCAACTTCCTGAATGATCGCTTGTAATTTCTCTGGTATTTTAGCCATCTGTTTTGTCCTCTACTAGCCCAGCCCATATGCCGTGTTTCTCAAACTCATCAAACGCATCTATTACCGCGCGTTCCACCATATCGATTGCATTTATTGGAAACTGCAAGTTTTGTGATGCGCCTACTCTGATTGCTGCTTCTGTGTGTGCTGCAATCATTCTAGCAACAAACAGATTAACAATTGCTGGTGTTATTTTTTCTGACATTTTTACCTCATACTACAAATTGTCTCTTGTACATAATCGATAAGTATCCTAGATACAACCCTATATGTTATCGAACGGAGAAAAAAATGAACGCACATATGATGTACAACTTAGAGTATGTACGAAAAGCAATTCAGGATCGACAGCCCGCGCGGGTATGTGATGCTACAGGCATTTCGCGCCACACATTCTATCGTGTTCGTGACAATGTCGGCAATGTTAGCTATGATACTGTGAAAGCATTGTCAGACTATTTGATGGATGCAGAATGAGAAGACCCCCAGCGTGAACTGAGGGTCAAGAGCGATATAAGAGAACAATAGCAAGGAGTATTCTCATGTCCCACTATATGACAGCTTTAGCTATGAAGCAACAAGGTTTGAAACCTGCGACTAAGATTGTGTTGTATTGGTTAGCCGATTGCCACAATCAAGAAACAGGCCAATGTTTCCCCAGCATCAAACATCTTGCAAACGTCTGCGAAATGTCGCGCAGATCAGTTGAGGGTCATTTAACAGTCTTAGAACAGATAGGATTAATTAAACGCTTCAACCAATTTCGTGACCGTGGGGGCAAAACCTCTAATAGTTACGTATTAGAATTACTGGGAACTACTGAGCATAATAGTTCGACGGACACCGATACGCAAAATCTGCGCATGGTATGCGAAAAATCTGCGCATGGGTATACGCAAAATCTGCGCATGAATAACCTTGGAATAAATAACCTTGGAAGTAATAACAATAAATCATCATCTGACGATGAAGTAGATTATTACTTTGATCAGTTATGGTCTTTGTATCCTAGAAAGGTTGGCAAGGGTCAGGCACGTAAGGCATTCAAGGCAGCTTCGAAGAAGAAAGATTTTTATGATCTACTTCCAAAGCTGATGGATTATGTGCAAACATTAGAAGGTAAAGATAAACAATTTATCCCGCACTTAGCGACATGGCTAAACGGGGAACGCTGGGAAGATGAGGTAGAAGTATGACTTACGAAGAAAGAACAAGAGTTATTCTAAGCGAACTAATTAAGATGATGCAGGGATATGCAACGCCCAAGCACCTAAATACACAAGCAAAGCAAGAAGACGAAGCGCGTAACATTGTGCGTATGCTAAATCAGAAGTTCCCTAACGATACCACAGAGGATCACATTCGTGGCACAATGGATCGGGCAATGCTAAAACTCAAAGAAGCGCACAAGTCCCGTACATGGCCCACAGCGGCAGATATTAGCGCAGCGGTATCCAAGTCTATGAGTACATCCAAGTCGTCACTGCCAAGCGGTAACGCTACGTGGAAGCCAGATAGCTTAGAGATCAATGCAAAGCGGATCAAAGCAGGTGAGCCAGTAGGTCAGATGTACATCCAAGGAAAGCTGGCAGAGCGTATGGTTCGGGAGGGTTTGGTGACTGAAGACGAACTTGCGCCATACTTGGTATATATCGACGCACACAGACCCTTGACCCATAGAGAATAATGATAAATTATGGTATTGTCATGACAGGGCGACATGAAACCCTCCCTGTTATGTCTGCCTCATATAACTGGCCCTCTGATCGCTTCCTTTCTCTATGTGCATCAGGGGGTCTTTTTTTTTAGTATCTTCTACGCTATTATCTACAACATATAGACGCACCCACAATGGACGGTACTATGAGTACGAAACAGGAACATTCTTCTAAAGTAGAGGGTTCAGGCCGTAAGAGAGGCACACCCAACAAAACAACAAAGCTGATGAAAGAAAGCATTTTACTTGCTGCTGAGAGATCAGGGCAGGCAATGGTAGAAAAGCTATATGGTCAAAGCAAAGAAGAAGCTGACCAGCGTTTCGTGGAACAAGCCAGAAAAGATGGCATGACAGCTTACCTGCAAATCATGGCAGAAGCACAACCAACAGCATTCATGAGCCTCATGGGCAAGGTATTACCTCTACAGGTCAAAGCAGACATTGATGGTGAGATCGATCATGTGGTGAGGGTAGAATGGCAACCCCCGCATTAGTAGAGGTCAGACAGACCGCATACAGCCCGCGCAAGATCGCAATGGACTTCCACAACAGGAAGGAACGCTTTGCTATTATCGTAGCTCACAGGCGTTTTGGTAAGACCGTAGCCGTTATTAACGATCTGATAAAATACTGCTTTGAATGTCCACTAGACAATGTGCGGGTGGCTTACATTGCCCCGTACCTTTCCCAAGCAAAAGCTGTAGCGTGGGATTACGTGCTGCAATACACCTCAGACATTCCCAACGTAAAAGTTAACCATAGCGAACTGCGTGTGGACTTTGACAATGGCTCACGGTTTCGCTTATTCGGTGGTGATAACTTCAACGCTATGCGTGGATTGTACTTCGACTACGTGTGCATTGATGAATTTGCTGACTTCCCCGCATCAGCGTATCCAAACGTTATCAGACCAGCTACAGTCGATAGGAAGGGCAAGATTACAATCATTGGCACACCCAAGGGCAAGAATGAGTTCTGGGAAATGTGGGACGCAGCCAAGCGTAATGACGAATGGTTTACAGCGATGTACAAGGCATCGGAAACAAACCTGCTAGACCCTGACGAACTAAGCGATGCCCGCGCAATGATGGGTGAGGATCGATACGATCAAGAATTTGAGTGCAGCTTTGAGGCTGCGATACAGGGCGCGTATTACGGTAATGAGATGAAAGAGGCCACGGATAGTGGTCGTATTACGATGGTGCCATACGATCCCGCGCTGGGCGTTGTGACATCATGGGACTTAGGAATTGGAGATAGCACCGCAATATGGTGGTCGCAGCACTTATCAAGCGGTGAAACACGGATCATTGACTACTACGAAAACAGCGGGGTTGGCTTAGATCATTATGCAAAAGTTCTGTCGGAGAAACCATACCACTACGAACAACACATTCTGCCGCACGATGTTCAGGTCAAAGAATTGGGTACGGGAAAGAGCCGACTTGAAACGCTTGACGCGCTGGGCATACGGAACATTGAGATTGCGCCGAAACTAGCTGTAGATGATGGTATACAGGCAGCACGATCTATGCTTGCCAGATGCTGGTTTGATGAGGAAAAGTGTCATCGCGGCATTGAGGCGCTTAGACAATATCGCAGAGGCTTCGATGAAAAGAACAAGGCATGGCGGGGTAGACCGTTGCACGATTGGACATCACACGGTGCAGATGCATTCCGATATTTAGCTGTTGGATACAGCCCGACACAGCAGTGGGGGCCACCCATCAGAAGGAATTTGCGCGGGATTGCCTAGTGTGCTAAAGTGGCCTCAAACACGGGGACATCGATATGGCAAAGCAAAAGGCACCTTGGGAAACGGACAATCCGAAGCCTAAGAAGAAGCGCAAGAAAATGACAGAAGGTCAGGTTGCCCGCGCTAGAAGCCGCGCAGCAGATGCTGGTCGCCCCTATCCTAACCTAATCGACAACATGGCTGTAGTTGCCAAGAAAGTTGTACAGAAGAAAAGGAAAGCATGATGGGCTGCGGATATAAGAAAAAAGGTCGTAAGGGCGGGAAGAAAAAATAATGCCTGTAACGTATGGTGGCCCAAGCGGCACAAGATTAAAAGACGACGATCCAAGAGTAACGCGCCATAGACAAATCTTGGCAAGTAGTGGTCTGGGTGATCCATATTCCAATGGCGCACCAAGCAATGCACCAGCGTTGCCTAATGTAGTAAGTGCAGGCCCAGTATCAGGCGCAAAACCTAAAGCGCAAAGCGTTCTAGGTGGCGGTGGTAAAGGTGGAAAAAAATCATACGATTTAACTGATCCCAAGCAGCGTGAAAACTTCCTAGAAGCACGGGCCAAATACAATAACGATGGCAACTTTGGTTATTATGCAAACAACGGACAATGGGTAGGCGCACTGACAGACGCATTCGATGGTGGTGGTCAGGATCAGTACGGTACAGCATTCTACGGCGGTGGGCCTTTGTCTATGATCGGTAACGCGATGAAGATAAGACCGCTAGGCATGGCCCGTGAGAAGGATGATGAAGGAGAATATCTAGTTGATCGCGCCGACATCGGTTATCGCAATATCAGAGATATGTATGACCGTGGCGGGCCGCAGGCAGAGGGTGGTCGCTTTGAGGGCGCTGGGCATTATAGTGAGTTTGCCAATATGTTAGCGGGTGAGCGCGGTGAGCGTGAGTTATATAAACCAGAAACAGATTACGCCTCTGTAGGTTTGATTGCTCCACCTGCATTGCCAAGTATCTACAACAGTCGCGGCAACATGAAGCCAAAACGCAAAATCGCACGGTCACTGCTAGGAATGTACTAATGCCACGCAAGAAGACCCCTGCATCAGTAAAGTACGCGAATGGAACGACATACAAGGATAGCAAGGGCCGTACACATAAGCGAACATCTGCGAAAGGCACCAAGCGCGGTGACGCGTATTGTGCGCGTAGTTCGGGCCAGAAACAAACTGAAAAAGTCAAAGTCAGACGCAAGGCATGGGGATGCCGTGGAAAAAAATCGGTGAGGGGCTAATGGACAGCTACGAATTACGTTTAAACTACGCACAAATGACGGGTGACACCGAAAACGCTTTTCGTTTGCGCGAAGATGACACCGAAGGTTACTTCTATAGCGACGATACAATCATGCAGGCGATGGATGAACTGAACAACAGTCGTCTGTCTGCGCGTCCTGTTTACAGCGAAGCCATGTCAGAGTTTGGCCCACGCGCTGGGGTTCCAGTAGGCCGTATGCGCTACGTCAACAGCCCAATGGTTGCGTATGAAAATGCGCAAGAAGACTTGCGGGACTTCAGAACAGCCCGTGATGCAGGCGACACAATGCAGTCGTTGATGTCTCTTGGTAGTGCAGCATCGCAGGGTGTATCAGCTTCCCCAGTAAGACGTATGAGTGCAATGCTTAGTTTGATTGACTATCTACGCGGAGTTGAGCGGTGAACTTTATAGAGTTTTTGACATTGCCAGCGCGTGATCGTCGGGAGCGTTTAGGTGAATTTTTGGGTGGCTTGGTGCAAGATCGTGATGAACTGGTCAATTACACGCCACCAGCTAACCGCACAACGCTTCTAGGTGACAGATCACAAACGCCAGCAAGCGTACAATTTGTACAGGATTATGGTGACTTTTTACCTGTCCTAGGTGAGATCACTGGTGCAATGGATTTAGGGCAAGAGCTATCAAAGGATGATCCAAACTATCCCTTAGCTGCCGCGCTGGGCCTTGCTACTGTCGCTGGTGCTGTTCCTGTTGTTGGTGATACTGTGGCCCGTGGCATTGTTTCTGGCGCAGAAAGACTAGCTGATGCTGTACCATCTGATGTAAAGTACGCAACCCGATCATTGCTAGAAGGTGATCTAGAGGGCGTAAGAGATGCATTCTATGAGGGCGGTGTACCCGTGGGTGTTGGTGCGGATGCTGTAGTTGATCGTGTCCGAAGCGGTGCCGAAATAAAAGCACGTCTTGAAGAAACACCTAACGTCATAGAGTATATGACAGGCGAACCGTATGTTCCGATGTCCAACACTTCTAATTTGAAATCACAAAAACCTATAGCGCTATTAGAGCATGAAAGCGTAGTTAGGCCGACAGGTGAAACAGTTTCACCAGTTGTTGGTGATTTTGCTGACTTAGAAGGTAGGGATGTTCTAGCGATTGTGGGGGATCAAACAGGTAGACATGATATTTTGTCTGTTGGTAAATACGATCTAAGTGATGACCCGCAAAGAAGTTTGGCTGGTTTCGAATATATAGATGTAGACAACCCACTTCAGGGGTATGCGGGCGCACAATCTGCTACATCTTCAAAGCTAAACGAAGCATTAGAAAGCACTGATCCGTTTTATATGTCTTTTTTGATGGGTGAAAAGTCATCAGACTTTGCGCTGCATACAGGTGAAACATATGGAAAAATGGTGCGAAAAGCCGTTGAGATGGGCGACATTGAGGGTAAAGACCTAGAATACATTGACAATGCTATACGAAACATTGGGGTTCCAGAGCTAGTTAAGGTTCGGGATGCTGATGGCAATATCATAAAAAAAGCAGACGGTACGCCAAAAACAAAATCAGTTACGACATATCCCTTTAGGGACTTTACGTCAGTAGCGGAACCAGAAGCAATTCTTAGCTATATGCGATCTTTGCCAACAGGCACTCAAAGGGCATATTTCCTGAAGGGTCTGGATAAAACCAATCTTTATAAACGCGGAATGCCGAAAGTGCATGATGCCCGTTTAGCAGTGGCAGACGAAGCCCAAATGGGTATGGATTGGGGAACAATAGGTTATCGTGGGTTCACCCCAGATTTGCAGCGTGGGTTACTAGAAACTACCCCTGAAATGTCTACAACATACGATACAGGCGTAGCGAAGATAGGCCCAGCGGTTACATTTTTAGATGGAAGTCGCGGTGTTCCAGCCAACTTAGCATTTGCGGATTTGTCAGCAGCGCAGCGCGAAAAGGGTACTGGCGGCGGTTTGTTAATGAATAGTGCGGATTACAAAGTTTATGAAAGTAGTCCGACAAAAGCAAAGCAACCGTGGCGGGCAATCAATACGGATACAGTTAATACTTTTATTGATATTGAAAAAACGCAGGGTCGTGATGTGGCTTACGCATTTGCGCAAAAAGTGCTATCAGAAGGCAAAGTCACAAACGCTTTGATAAAGCAAGCTAAGAAGATGAGTGCGCCACAGTGGGTTGTAGCCATGATGGTCACGCAACAAGCGCTGCAAGAGGAAGAATAAATGCCAATTACCACATACTCAGAGCTACAAACGGTTATTGCGGACTTCCTAGACCGTGATGATCAAACAACACGCATACAGACTTTCATCGATCTGGCAGAGGCTACGATGGATCGTCAATTGCGTCACTGGCGCATGGAGCGTAGATCGAACGCAACGGTAGACACTCAATATACTGCGCTTCCTAGTGATTTTCTAGAGCCTGTACGTTTTGTTCTGCAAGCTGATCCACCACACGCAGTAGAGTTAGTTGGTCAGGGTGAGATTATGGATCGTCGCCAATCAACTAGCGACACAGCAGGTAAGCCACGGTACTATGCGATCACAGATGGCACCATTGAGCTATTCCCTACGCCTGACACACAATATACCTTGGAAATGGTATACTATTCAGCAATAGATAAATTGTCAGGATCAAATGCATCAAACTGGGTCTTACAATACCACCCAGACGCATATCTTTATGGTGCATTAATACACTCTGCACCATTCTTAGGTGAAGACGCACGTATGCAAACATGGGCAGCATTGTTTCAGAGTTCAATTGATGCTATAAACGTAGAGAATGAAAGAGCCAAGTCAGGCGGTTCAGGTCGTCGTTTAAAGATTAGGAGTTACTAAATGGCTAGTTTTACCAAGGTAAATGATTTCGTCAAAAACATGGCGAATGCGATGGACTTAGACGCAGACACGTTGGCGGTTGCGTTGTCAAACACTGATCCAACAGCGGGAACAGATGTAACAGCAGATGGCAACGGCGTTTTAGCGAACATCAGCGAAATCTCTTACACAAACCTGTCATCGCGCACACTGACTACGGTCACAAGCACACAGACAGGCGGCACATACAAGCTATCTGCGGATGACTTGACGCTAACTGCATCAGGTGGCTCAGTAGCAGCGTTTCGCTATGTTGTGATCTACAACGACACGCCAACATCACCAGCCGATCCTGTGATCGGATATTACGACTATGGGACATCCTTGACCTTGAACGATGGTGATACATTCACAATCGACATTGGGACAAACGGCATCCTAACAATGGCATAATGGAGGGTCATCATGGCTAAACTTTTTAACAGGGCCAAGATGACGACATCCACTACTGGTAGCGGCACAGTCACTCTTGGTGGTGCGTCTGTGGGCTACCAATCATTCGCAGATGCGGGTGTTTCTAATGGTGATGTCGTTCAATACGTTATTGAGGAAGGTGGCAACTTTGAAATTGGCACTGGTACTTATAGCTCAACTGGCACATCACTAACACGCAGCCCGACAGAAAGCAGTAATTCAGGCGCAGCTATCAGCTTGAGTGGGGCGGCAACAGTGTCGATCACGGCGGTAGCTGATGACCTCAATCGCTTGCAGCACGAAGGGTCTACTAAGGTTGAGCCTACGTCAACGGGTGCTACGGTAACAGGCAATCTGGCTGTCACTGGCACGGTAGACGGGCGCGATGTCGCTGCGGATGGCACAAAGCTAGATGGCATCGAAAGCGGTGCTACAGCGGATCAAACAGCAGCAGAGATACGCACATTGGTCGAAAGCGCGACAGACAGTAACGTATTTACTGATGCTGACCATACGAAACTGAACGGTATCGAAAGCGGTGCTACAGCAGACCAATCTGCCAGTGAGATACTAACAGCAATCAAGACCGTCGATGGCTCTGGTTCAGGCTTAGACGCAGATACACTAGACGGCAACCATGCAAGTGCATTCTTGACAGGCAACCAGACAATCACACTGACAGGCGATGCAAGCGGTTCTGGCACTACGTCAATTAACGTGACAGTGGCAAACGATAGTCACACTCACGATGGTCGTTACTACACAGAGACAGAAGCAGACAGCCGTTTTGTGAATGCCTCTGGCGATACTATGACAGGTACGCTTACACTATCTCAGGATGGTCAAGATGTACTTAACTTTAGTGCTAATGACACCAATGACGCAAGAGGTATAGCATTTAACAACCGTACAGCTTTGTCAGCGGATTACAATGATGGCTATCTACGCTTAAACCAGCTTAGTGAGTTTGTTAATGGTGTTTACTCACCTGGGCGCATTCGTGCAGACGGTGGTTTTACAGTAGGAAATAACACAACTTTCGTCTGGCATGCTGGCAACGATGGTTCAGGCTCTGGCCTAGATGCTGATTTGCTGGATGGCCAACATGGCAGCTATTATTATCCCGCATCTAACCCAAATGGTTACACTACAAACGTGGGAGACATTACAGGTGTTACTGCTGGCTCTGGTTTAACTGGCGGTGGTACATCTGGCGCGGTAACCATCAGCCACGCTGATACGTCAAGCCAAGGCTCTGTGAACAACTCTGGTCGTACCTATATCCAAGACATTACGCTTGATACATACGGTCACATCACAGGTATTACATCTGCTACTGAGACAGTAACAAACACAGACACCATTCCTAACAACGCTACAATCACACTAAGCGCAGGGACAAACCTGTCTGGCGGCGGTAACTTTACGACAGACCAAAGTTCGAACGAAACTATCACGTTCAACGGATCGTCTACCCCGTCATTTACATCTGCGACATTTGGATCAGGCGTAACCTTATCTGAAAGTGGTGACCGCGCAGACTTGCTTCAGATATCGTCTAGCACATCAGGTTGGGGCGGCTTGCAAATCCGCAATAGTTCAAACGAAGGTCGCTGGTCGTTTATGACTGACGGTGCGGTTGCTGGTATCTACGATGACGAAAATGGCGATTGGCATGTTCAGTGGACAGAAAACGCAGGCACATCATTTTATTACAATGGTGTTAACAAGGTAACCATCGGCAACACCTACATGGAGATGTTCCAACACCTAGATATGAATAACTATGATATCTATGGTTGCGACCAAATATTCCACCACGGTGACACCAACACTTACATGCAGTTCCACGCGGATGATCAGTGGCGTGTTGTCGTAGGTGGATCAGAGCGACTAGAGGTCAAGAATAGTTCACCTCACGTCCTAGTGTCTGGTGACCTAAACAGCACCTCAGATGAACGTCTAAAAGACAACATCAAGCCAATCACAAATGCATTGTCAGATGTAACGCAGCTTGAAGGTGTTTCGTTTGATTGGAAAGACACAGGCACACGCGGTCATGGCTTCATTGCTCAACAGGTAGAACCCATTCTGCCAGACCTTGTGAACACTGATGAAGACACAGGCATGAAGTCTGTCAATTACATCGGCATGATTGGTCACTTGGTGGAAGCAATCAAAGAACAGCAGGAGCAAATCGACGCTCTGAAGAAACAACTTAATGGCTAATAGTGGAAGGACACGAAGATGGCTTTACAAGTTAGCGGCTATACAGTCGTAAACAATAGTAGAAACCTTACGAACATTACGGGTGTTGATGCCACTACAGCGGCGGCGATTAGTGCTGGGGGTGTTGGCGGCGGTGGAGAGCAAACATTCACTGCTGCCGCTGCCGTTTCTACAGGTGACATTGTTGGCTTACGTTCAGATGGCAAAGTACAAACGATGGAGACTTTAGACACCGCTGGTAGTGAAGAAAGTGCAAGTGCTTTCACTGGCATTTTTATGGGTTCGTCATATCAGCCTATGTATAATGAAATAAAATTTAACCATGATAACACAAGAGTATTATGGCTGACTGCAGTTCAAACAACTAGCAGTTATTATGGTAATGCTGGTTATTATGTGTGCGGTGGTAGTGTTGCCTCTGATGGAACAATCACTTGGGGAACTAGATCGCTCATATACCAAATGAGCAATGCCCCTGGTTATGCTGGTGCGATTGAATATATACCAACTGATAATAACACATGGGCAGTGTCCGTTAACAACCAAGGTGCTACTAACAGCTACCTTAAAACATGGGCAATACAAGTTAGCAGCTCTGGGGCTTTAACTATTGGAACGCCTTACCAAGTAACTTCATATAATTCATATGGTCATATGATGGACGTTTTTCCAACAGGCCAAATAATTATAACATATAATGCTAATTCTGCTGGAACACGGCAGCGTTTTAGGGCCTTAAGTGTTTCTGGCACAACTCTTACGGCTGGAACTCAGTACACTATCGACGCTAATACCCTTGCTAATGCGGCTGTTTCGGTCAATCCAAATACAGGAAAGTTTGTTATAGCCACACAGGTTAGCAGTGGAAAACACTATGTGGTCGGTACAGTTAGCGGAACAACACTATCATACACTACTACAACTTTAAGTGGTAGCTGGTCAGCCACTGCTCACGGTAGTCAGTGGTTAAGTGACACAGATTTTTGGGAAGGCAGCACGCAATATGTTTATAGAATAAATGCAAGCAATACTGTCAGTGAACTTGTCTCTTCTGTCACAACATTAGAAAAACCAGAGAACGTACATAGTTATTATGGCTTTCCTTCGAACTATGGTATGGATTATGATACCTATGAACTGTGGGCTATTGGGTTTGCGACATCAACAAGTAGATTTGTTCTATTAAAACAAAACTATAATGGGGATGGAACTTTCTCTCTAGCGTTTAACCCAATTCAAGTAAACAGCAGTTTTGATACTGCCTCTCTTAGTTATTATAGATCAACTTACAGTGGCGATGGAAAGATTGCTTTGGGTCAAGTGTGGTATAACACTTCTACTTATAATACAGTACGATCTGACATTCATATTTTCAATAAAGGTGATTTTGTAAACGATGCTTTTGTTGGGATTGCTAAAGAAAATATAAGCGCAAATTCAACTGGGAAAATTGCCGTATCAGGCGGCACGGCAGGGGGGTTGTCAAACTTAAATATTGGCAAATCATATGGAATAAATTTGTCATCGGGTAGTCTTTTCGCAACTCTTGATAACGCAAAAGCGATTGCAATTAGTTCAACGTCAGTATTGTTATTCTAGGAGTAGTAGAGATGAATTTGATAACAACAAATACAAACCTTTGCCTCTATCATGGAACAGCCACACATAGTTTCGATGATGATGGCATTCTGACCGTAGATAACGTCAAGTATTCTGAAGGTAAATCCGACAACATAGTGGTTTACGATAACGTGAATGTGCCTGAAGATTTTACCTGCTTTAAGTATTCTTATGATGGTGAGCAATTTTCATTGTCAGGTGGTTTTCTGAAGTTATCAGAAGAACAACGCACAGAACGCAACACCCTCCTAGCAGAAACAGATTGGTGGGCTGTAAGTGACCGCACAATGACACAAGCCGAAATAGACTATCGTCAGGCATTGCGTGATGTGCCAGCACAAGATGGCTTCCCATTAGACATTACTTGGCCCACGAAACCTGAATAGGATGTAAAACATGCTTGGCTTTACCCCCATAGCTGCAACCCCGCTAGGCGCAACAAGCGCCCTACAGGGTCTGACGTTCGAAGTAGACGCGGGCAGCTATGCGGTAAGCTATCAGGGTGCAGGCAAGCTAATTACAGACGTAGCACCGACAGGCGTATTTACGCTTGATGGTCGCGCGGTTGATCTTACAAAAGTAATGAGCGTGGCGGTTGATGCTGGCACGTTTAACCTTACTGGTCAGGACGCAGGGTCAACACGCGGTTATGCGTTAAAGACTACAACAGGGTCATACACTGTCACAGGGCAAGATCAGACGTACATTGTGCATGTCAGTATTCTGGCAAACGCAGGTACATTTACCGTCACAGGCCAAGAAATTGATGTAGACATCAGCGAAGTTGTGTCGGCGGGATCGTACACGCTAACTGGTCAAGATGTCGGATTGTTTGCCGCATACAACATAGGCGCAGACAGCGGTACGTTTACAGTAACTGGCCAAGAAATAGACGTTGATATTTCTGAAAGTTTTGACGCTGGATCGTTTGCTTTAACTGGTAACGACATAGGCACAGTCATATCGATGAATGTTGACTTAGCGTCAGGTTCGTTTGCATTGACAGGCGCAGATGCGGCTTTCTCTGTTGGCGTTAAAATGATTGTTGCAAGTGGCTCTTACACCACAACGGGACAAAACTTCAACTTTACCAAGAACATGAATATAGCTGCAAATGCAGGGTCATATGTCTATGCAGGAAAAGACATCATTGTTCGCGGTTGGTTGGAGCCTGTTGTTGGTGGAGAAACTTGGACAGAGCAAGCTGTATCGGCAGAAATATGGACGGATGCTGCCTAGCGTGGTATTGTTCTTGTAACAAAGGAATGAGACATGACTTTTAGTGTGACAAAGCCAACAGTCGGTGGTGACGCAGATGGTTGGGGGACAAAGTTAAATACCGCGCTGGACGACATAGTTAGTGCGCACAATGGTGGTGAAGAAACCACGCCAAATGTGGTTACATCAGGAGCGGGATGGAAAGTTGATGGTGTCGCTGTAACGGCCTCTGCCACAGAACTAAACAAGCTGAATGGCGTAACAGCCTCAACAGCAGAGATAAACCGTGTTGTTGGTGTTACAAGCGATATACAAACGCAGTTAGATGCAAAAGCACCTTTGGCTAGTCCGACATTTACAGGGACTGCAACAATCCCTACAGCAACCATTACAACAGCCAACATAACAACTGTAGACTTAGGTGATTGGACTATTACAGAAAGTTCAGGTGTTCTTTATTTTGCTACAGGCGGCACAAATAAAATGAAGCTAGAAGCAAACGGTGATTTAACAGTAGTCGGAAACGTCACAGCTTACGGAACAATCTAATGGCTCTACAAACCAGTGGTGCAATATCCCTAAATGACATGCACGTTGAGGCTGGTGGTACTTCGGGTACTGAGGTTAGTCTTAATGACGCAGACATCCGTGACTTGATAAGCAAAGGTGCTGGTGCGCAAGCGCGTTTTTCAGAATGGTATGGCGCGGCAAGAGAATATGCTTTTTCTATTGTTGACGATGTTGCAAACGCAGATGTCAGAGCATTGGCAATTTCTGATGGCTGGGATGGAAATGAACCGTTAGTTGTCAATGTTACGTCAGGCACAACTGTATATTCCACGACAACCTCTACAGGCGGCATGGTCGTTGCTGGCAGCTTCCCAAATGGCATTACCATTAACAACAGTGGTGCGATCACTGGACGGGGCGGTTCAGCGGGTCAAGACGGTGGCGATGCATTAGAGATTACTACAACCGACAGTGTTACGGTCACGAACAACTCTGGGGCATTTATTGCTGGCGGAGGGGGTGGAGGGGCATCGACAGGTGGGGGCGGTGGCGCAGGCCAATCACTGCCTAATACCGCAGGCCCAGCAGCCAGTTCAGTCAACCAAACCTTTAGCTCATGCGGCAGTGTTACTTTTGGCTGTTCAGAGGGCGGTACAGTTACTGCAAGTTGTTGTGGCCCATCAGTGGCTACAATCACATATGCGGCAGGTGGCAATCAAGGTGCATACGCGGGGTCAGGTGGTACGACAACGGGTTCTAGTGGTTCTTGTGTTGGCTCTGGCACGGGTGGAGGCCCACCACCTTGTACGGTGTCAGGTGTCACAATTAACTACGGCGGCGTAATCGTTGCTACAGGGTACGGCGGCACGGGCGGTTCTATTCTCAGCGCAACAGAGAATGTCACCATTAGCGGTGGCGGCTGGGGTGCGGCTGGCACGGGTTCAGGCGCTGGCGCAGGTGGTTCAGCAATCTCTGGCACATATGCAACCCTAACAAACAACGGCACAATCTACGGTTCAACGTAAGGGCAAACAGATGGTAGACGACAACACATCACAAGACTTCCCAGTTCACGGGCTTCGTTGCTGGCAAGATATTGATGGTGAGCAAGTGGAGATAGATTGCCCAGAGGGTACGCTTGCATCCTCTGAAAAAGCTGCGCAAAGAATGGATATTTGCAAGGCATGTTCGTCGTACAAATCTCTATTGTTTATGTGCGGTGAATGTAATTGCATCATGCCAGCAAAGACACGCATTAATGGTTCTGAATGCCCTTTGGGTAAATGGTGAAGTAAATGACGTTAGTACCGCTAGACATACCCGCAGGCTTCTATCGAAACGGGACTGATTTAGAGCAAGCTGGGCGCTGGCGTGATGGATCGCTAGTGCGGTGGCGTGACAACTCACTGCGTCCAATTGGTGGGTGGCGTGAGCGCAAAACATCCTTTGCAACCAATCCAGTTCGTGGCTTACATGCGTGGGAAACAAACAACGGTAGCGTATGGCTTTCTGGCGCGTCACATGATGCATTGATGGTAATGACAGGTGGCGGAACCTTGTACAACGTCACCCCAGATGATCTTGCAACGGGTCGTGAAGATGCTGCGGCGAATGTCGGTTATGGCGGTGGAAGTTATAACTATGGTATTTACGGTCAGCCAAGACAAGTAACACAAAACACGGTGCCGCAAGAGGCGACAACGTGGGCCTTGGATAACTGGGGAGAATACCTTCTGGGCCTTCATTATGACGATGGCAGAATATTGGAATGGGATTTAAGTGTTCCTACATCTGGAACTTATTTCCCGATGGATGACGCTGCGGTTACAACTACGACATCAACAAATCCTAATTTTAGTTGGTCAACTAGCTTTTTCCCAGACAACCAAAATCCAGCAAACTCTGGCATAGAGAGTGCGAACATGGTTACGTCTACATATAGTAACACATTTCGTCGTCACTCAAATATTCCTATAAAAAGGGGCGCAGAGTACGTTACTAAAGTAATTTTTGGGCAAGCCAGTAATACAACTTACGTTTTTTATGTGCAGGTTGATTACGATAATGGGACTACAACCCAATATTTCTATGACAACTATCAGCCTAGTTCGGGCGTACCGCCTACACCATCAGTGGATGGCACTTTTGTCGCTGATGATGATGGTACTGCAACAATTTACTTCGGTGCGCTTGCTAGTGATAGCATACAATTTAACTACACGTTTTATTCGTTAGATATCAATTCAGATGGTAATGTCACTCACGCCAGACCATTACCTAATGCGCCGATTAACAATGTTGGCATGGTCGTGACAGAGGAACGATTTGTTTTTGCTCTTGGTGCAGGCGGTAATCCACGGCGCGTTCAATGGTGTGATCGTGAAAACAATACGTTGTGGACAGCCGCGGCAACAAACGAAGCTGGCGACATTGATTTGCAAACATCTGGTCAAATTATGCAGGGTGTTCGTACACGCGGTCAGACACTAATCATAACGGACACAGACGCGCATACAGCACGTTATCTAGGCCCACCCTACGTTTACGGATTTGAGCGCGTAGGAACGGCTTGTGGAGCTATTTCACGGAAATCTGCATCTGATGTAGACATCGGCGTTTTCTGGATGGGTAAAAGCGGTTTCTTCAGGTTTGACGGAAACTCTGTCCAAGAAATACCATGCGATGTTCACGATTATGTGTTTGGCGATATTAACGTGGGCCAGATTTCAAAGGTATGGTCGTTTGCCAACGGTCAAAATGGTGAAATATGGTGGTTCTATCCGTCCTCTGGAAGCATAGAAATAGACCGTTATGTTGCGTTTGATTACAAAGAAAACCATTGGTTGATTGGCGAAATGTCCCGCACGGCAGGTATTCAGGGCGGCGTTTTCCAATATCCTATCATGGCAGGTCACAATGCAGACAGTGATTTGTATGATCACGAAGTGGGATATAACTTTGATAACGAAACAACTTTTGCAGAAAGTGGGCCTATCAGCCTTGGGGCGGGCGACAATATTGCGAAGGTTACAAAGTTAATACCTGATGAAATAACGCAGGGTGACGTAAACGTAACCTTCAAGACACGTTTTTATCCAAACGCAACCGAAACTACTCACGGGCCATATACGCCTGCTAACCCGACAAGTGTACGTTTTTCTGGTCGTCAGCTTCGTATGCGGGTTGAGGGTCAAAGCGCAACCCAATGGAAAGTTGGGAACATGCGAATAGACACAATTGCTGGGGGTAAACGCTAGTGCCAAGCCCAATATTACCCCCTCTTGGCCCAGACCTACGCCAGTGGGGGCGGCAACTTTCGTCATATTTGCAACGCAATCTTGCAAAGTTAGGACAAAAGACAGCAGACGACAATCCATCTGAGGATGGCGTTATCTTGTGGGATCGCACAAACAAATATCCTGTTGTGTCTAAAGATGGCGCGTTTGTTCAGGTTGTTTTAGAGGATGGTCATGCATCCTTTTATCGCAATACAGATGTCACAGCAGCAGCAATAAATATTGCATATGCGGTTACATACGATGCACCTACAGGGAATGTGGGGATAGATCGTGACGCTACAGACAACAGTAAGATCGTGTTTAGCGAAGCTGGCGAATATGTTGTTATGTTCTCAGCACAGATTTCGTCAACGTCATCTAGCACAGTAAAGTTTTATTTTTGGCCCAGATTGAATGGTACAGATGCGCCAAACAACACTATTGTTTACTCACTGCATCAAAACGATGCTACCGTTGTCGTTTCGCGTTCTGCTAAATTTGACGTTAGTGCAGGTGACTATTTGCAGGTTATGTGGGCAGTAGACAACACATCAGGTTTCCTAGAGGCAGCAGCGGCAACAACTTTTTCCCCAGCAGCGCCAGCCACAACGCTTCATATTACAAGGATACATGGATGAACGATCTAACACCCATAGATCACTTGGAGCGGTGTCGGCCTTGGATAGAGGCAGCGCTTGAATACGCTAACGGCACACACGAATATCAAGATATAGTGGATGCAGTTGCTACGGGTAACATGCAATTGTGGCCTGCCCCAAGGGGGTGTATTGTTACGGAAATTGTGGTATATCCTAGAAAAAAGGTGTTAAACGTGTTCTTGGCTGGTGGTGAATTAGACCAGATTTTAGACATGAATGACGATGTTAAAGCATGGGCGTTGGCACACGGATGTGAAAATGCTACAATGACAGGAAGATTTGGTTGGAAAAAACCGTTGATGGCAAATGGTTGGGAACCATTGTACGCCACATACAAAAAGGAAATTGAGTAATGTCTAAAGGTGGCACAACGACAATCCAACAGGCATCACCGCAAACGGTGACGCAAGAACTACCGCAGTATATTGAAGATGCTTCCAAGCAAAACCTAGCTCTGGCAGACAAGCTGTCCAACATTGGTTACGTTCCATATTACGGGCCAGACGTAGCTGCGTTTAGCCCAATGCAGCAAGCAGGTTTTCAGAATACTCAGCAGGCCGCAGGTGCATTTGGAATGAATACGGGCGCAGGGCAATATATGCCAGAGGCAACCGAATTTGCAGGTGGCGTACAGGGCTATTCATCAGCGCCAGTATTTGAGCAATCAGTAGAAAACTTACGTCAATATCGCCCAGCGCAAGCGCAATACATGGATAGCTTTTTCATGAACCCAGTAACAGGAGTGCAGGGTGAAAATGTAGTTCCAGAGGGGACACCAGACTTTGCGGTTCAGCAATATCAACCATCATCACCTCTTGGCGTTCAGCCAGTGAGCGTTCAAGGTAGAGGAAAGTAACATGGCAGGTGCAGCAAACCCAGCAATGACGCAAGGTGTGAACACAGGAATGCGTCAAAATGGTGGCCGTAGTTTTAATGATCCAAACAATTATTCAACATTTGAAAACCCAAAGATGATGCCTGTTAGCGGCGGTAATCAGTCAGACACATATGTTGATAGCGCAGGTATTACGCGACAGCGCGGACAACTTGGTTTTGCAAGCGCAGCCCCAAATGCTGGTGGTGCAACTGGTCAGCAATTACAACCACCACAAACAAACATGGCTAATCCGTACAATCAGGCTTCTATGGCTCAGCAAGCATCTATGGCGCGAACAGCGGCGGGCATGGGCCAAACCGCAGCGGGCGGCATGGCAGCTTATCAAAACCCCTACGAAAACCAAGTAGTGCAGCAAACACTGCGTGACGTTGGATCGGCAGCGCAGATGGGGTTAAACCAGATTGGCGCACAAGCACAGCAAGCACGGGCTTTTGGCGGATCGCGTCAAGGTATCGCTGAAGCAGAAGCGATGAAGGGCTACACGCAACAGATGGCAGATGCGGCGGGACAATTACGCGCACAAGGATTTAACACTGCTCTGGGCGCTTCACAGGCCGATCTAAGTCGTCAACTAGGAGCGGCAGGTCAACTTGCGGGTATGGGCCAACAATCGTTTGGATACGGTGAAGCTATCGGCAACCAGCAGATGAAGCAGGGCGGCATGCAGCAAGCGGCAATGCAAGACTTGATAAATGCAGCAAGAGGTCAGTATTTAAATTATGTAAATGCGCCAACACAGAAGATGCAGCTACCTCTACAAGCTCTTGGCATGGTGCCTTACGGAACAACGCAAACAACCACAGGTGGTGGTACATCTCAAACCTTCAACCCAGGATTGTTCAACTATATGCAAGTTGGCGCAAGCATGTTTGGTTAGATGGCGGCACCTTTTGATATCCCCTTTGATACACAGTTAGCTTTCTTATGGGATGAGTTAACGGGTAAGGAAAATCGTACCCTGAAAGCATTCAGAGGTAATAATCAACTATCGCCTAGTGGATACGCAAAACAATTTGAGCAACTGTATGAACGTGCTGGCGGCTCTGGCATGGATACAAGAATGAACAATGCATCTACTGTTTTTACAGAGATGCAAAAAGAAGTCCCAGATTTGCCGCAGAATGCAATACGCGCTTACCGTTTTCTCACTGATAAAGGGTTGAGCGGTGCGCAGGCTTCAGGGGTAGTTGGTAATCTTATGGCTGAAAGCTACCCAGAAATAAGGGCCAATGCCTTTAATCCAGAGGGTGGCGGTCAAGGTGCGTATGGGATTGCTCAATGGCGTGGATCGCGCTTGGATGATTTGAATGCTTTTGCAAAGGCGAACAGACCACAGGAGGCGGGGACACCCCTGACTGCAAAAATGAATGGTAGAAAACCAATGTCACTTCTTAGCTTTATGCAGCCTGACAATTCAGGAATGAACCTTGGTCAACGACTTATGCGGCGTGACCCTAATACAGGATTAAATTTCTTTGGTCGTGTGGGTAAATCACTTGATCCGCTTGTTTTGCAAGGCACTGGCATGGGTCAGCAGATAGCTGAACAGGGATTGCAACGCGCGGCATTCGAAAAACAAGATGCAACAAAGAATGCTACTATTGCAGAATTAGAGCGCATTGCTGGCGGTACTGGTGCAGGTGCGGCCTTGGCGAAGCAATTGCTTGGTGCGGTGAAGTCTGGAGCCATGACACCCGCAGAGGCATACAAAGTCCTCACAGCGCAACTTTATGACACTAGCGGCGACAAAATTAGATCGTCTGTAAAATTTAAAAATGGTGCCTACTACGTAATTACCGATAAGGGTCGCAAGGTTTACAACAGAGAAGGTATGTTAGTTCCTGAAGGGCCAGAAGCAGCAAAAGTTTTGCGTGAAGCTGAACTAAGCGGTATTGCGATGGAAGGACTATCTACTGGCACAACAGAAGCAGCAAAATTCCAGCAAAAATCTGCACAAGATGCCTTTGACAAAGCAGAACTACTTACGGCTCAAATTACTACGATTGACCGTGCGATTGCTGAAATTGATGCTGGTGCAAAAAGAAATATCATACTGAACCTATTGCCTGATATTACAGATAGGGCTGGTGGCCTAAACTCAGCACTTCGTCAAATGGGCTTGGATATTGTTTCATCAGTTACCTTTGGTGCCTTGTCTCAGTCAGAATTAGACATTGCTATGGCAACAGCCTATCCGCCCAATGCAAATGAAGTCGAATTGCGAAAGTTTTTGGTCAAGCGCAGAGAAGCTCTTTCGAAATTGCGGGCGTATACTGAAGAAGCTGCGTCTTTCTTATCAAATCCAAACAATACAAAAAATGATTGGATGGAAATTGTCAAAGCGCGTAGAGATCAACAAGCATCTCAGGGTATGACTAATCCTTACACGGGAATGTCACTAGATGATTTGAATGCCGCATATGCAGGCTACGCGAATATGACAGAGACACAAAAAACCCAATTTCGTGACGCACTAAAGGCGGCTCAAGGTAATTAATAGGTGAACAATGGCTAATCTAACTATTGAGGAAATGTTGCAGGGCATCGGCTCAGAGCAACAACAGAATACACAGCGCATTCTCTCAATAGAAGAAATGCTGCAAGGTTTAGAGGGTGGCCCAAAGCCTGAGATCGAAGAACAGTCATTAATGGATTGGTTCAAGGGTGGAAAGCGTGAGGAAACAATACCTCTCATTCAGGGCGCAAACTTAGGCTTACCAGAAGATAAGGCGCGACAAATGACAGCGCTACTTGCGACGACAGCAAGTGATGACCGTTTGCAGTCAGGCATCCAGAAGATTTTACCAAATGCTCAGTTTGATAAAGATCGCTTTGGTAATCTGGTTGTGATCGCGCCCGTTTACCGTGATGGTCAGGAAACGCAGCAGTACACACGTTTTTATCCAAACCCAAAGGGATTAAATGCTGTTGATCTTATGCAGGGCGCGGGTGCTGTGGCGCTTGGTCAGGCAATCGCAGCAACAGGCGGTTTAGCGGGTCTACCAACAGCAGGTATGCTTGGTGGTGGATTAATCGGTATGACAGAGGCTGCAATCGTTGAAGCGGCTAGTTCTAAACTAAGTGATGACCCATTCCAAGTTTTTGATATACCAATCGGATTTTTCGGTGGTGCGCTAGGCGCAAAAGCAGCGCAAGTTCTTGGTGATATTGTTGCAAAAGTTAAAACCAGACCATCAACTGTTTTAGATAGCAGCGGCAATCTTAAGCCTAGTGTGCGCAAACAACTGACAGAGCTAGGCTTAGACCCTGATAACATCACTGCGGAATTAGCAGCTAAAATTAAAGGCGAAGTTAGTCGCGTTGGAAAACCAGAAGCATCTGCGGCACTTGCAGAAGCCGAAAGCCTACCAACACCTGTACCCCTTACGCGCGGTGAAGCATCAGGATCACGCGCACAGCAGTTATTTGAAGACCAAGCAGAAAGCGGTGCCTTTGGTGAAGGAACACGTTTGTTTATGGAAAGGCAGCGTGGGCTACAGCAAGAGGCTTTGTCCGAAAACTTAAAACAAATTCAACGCGGCCTAGGCGGTGAGGAAATTACAACTGGTCAAGGCGGCAAGGCAGCGCAAGAGGCTTTATTCACACAACGTGCAGCAGAAAAGTCTAAAGCAACAGAATTATTCAACATTGCTAAACGGTCTGGACATGCGTTTGTAAGCCCAAATATGGCTGGCGCAGTCGCGGATGATTTGCGCAGTGTTACAAGAAACTATCCACCAATGGAGATACGTGCTGTCGATCAAATCGTAAGTGAGATGGAAGAAGTTTTGGCGACAGGCGGCGACATCACACGTTTGTTTCAACTTCGCAGACAGCTAGTCAATGCAGGTGATGCGGGTTCAGTTACACAACGTGCGGCAGGTGAAGTGCGACAGCAACTTGACGCATCATTAAAGGCTCTTGTAGATCAACAACTTTTGCTTGGTGCCGACGAAGCGGTGACAGCACAACTTGCCGCAATCCGTAATTATTCTGATTTTGCTAAAAAGTGGAAATCAGATGGTATCTTAAACAGATTGACGAAGCAGGTAACGCGGGACGGGGAACTTGTATTTAAAGAGCCGCCAGAAAACGTGGCAAACTATTTGTTCGGCGCAGCGGGATCGAAGTTGAGCAAGGGGACACAAATGGTACGTGATTTGCGGACTATGAAAGCCAACTTGCCAGACGAACAATGGAACGAATTGCGTCAAGAGGCATTCATTCATATGGCGAACCGCGCCCGTAAAATGGGTGATGATGGTCAACCAGTTATTTCTGGTCGTCAGTTTCAAAACTTTTGGAATGAAATGAAAAAAAACAATCCCGATCTGATTTCAGGTTTGTTTAGTCCAGAAGAACAGCGGTTGATTTCACGGTTTGCCTCAGTCGCAACACGCGCAACAGCGGGTGCAAAAAACTACAGTAACACGATGACGACAGCGAACAGCTTGTTAGGGTTGTTGGCAGAAAAATTTGGTCAGACTTCTATTGTGCGCCTAGGTATGAGAGCGCCATTTATTAAGATGTTCTCAGGTGCTGTTGCTGAAAAAAGTTTTGATGTACCATTAGGCAGAGCCACACAGCCGATTTCTGGTGCAGCGGGTGCTGCCGCGGCAAGTGGTCAAGGCGGCGATCCATTCTATGATATGTATCGCGGTGTAACAGGCATAAACATACCGCGCTAGGAGAATTAAATGCGTCCAGAACCATTAGATGAAACACAGATCGAAGGTATTGTCTCCAAAGCAATCCAAGATGCGGTGGACTTTATCGAAGCAGAAATTGCTCCGCAGCGGATCAAAGCCC